TACCCATCCCTAAAATCATTAGTGGAAGTCATCCCAGTTGGCACTTCAAAAGGCAGCATCGTGGTCGAAGATTTATCCACAATCCAAAACTTGGTGAACTTCGACGAGGTAACAGACCTTGCTGAACAACAACCAAAATTCAAACAAGTTCAGTTCGCATTAGCTAACAAAGGAGCCATCACACCGATCTCCAATATCCTTTTACAGGACGAAACAGCTGGTCTTCCTTCATACGTGGTGCGTAACTTCGCGAAAAAGGCTGTTCGTACAGAGAACGCGGACATCATCTCTGCTCTAAAATCAGGCAAAACAGCAAAGAGCTACACCAACATTGCATCATTGAAAAAATCATTCAACAAGGATCTTGACCCAGCTCTATTAGCAGGCGCTGCATTCATTTTGAACCAAGATGCATTCAACCACTTGGATCAGGAAGTTGATTCAAACGGTCGCCCAATCCTTCAACAAAACATCGCGGATGCAAGCCAAAAAACATTATTCGGATTACCAGTGTTCGTTATTTCCAACACAGAGCTTCCAACAACTGGCACAACTACTAAACTAGCGCCTGTTTTCTTCGGTAATTTCGTAGAAGGCTTAAAATTCTTCGATCGCGAAGTCTACGAAGTAAGTGTATCAACAGAAGCCGGATTCGCTCAGAACAAAACGCTTCTAAAAGTGATCGAGCGCTATGATGTTCGTCAAGCAGATGTGGATGCTTACATCTTCGGAAACTTGGATGTAACTGCAACAGTTTAATAGAATTGGAGTGAGGTAAATGCTGACGCTTCAAGATGTTAAGGATTTCCTCAAGATCGAAGCACCGGATGAGGACAGCTATCTGTCCTCGTTGCTTCTTTCAAGCGAGAAATTCATACAAAACGCAACAAGATACGACGCGGATCCGAAAACGGACCTGTTCATGCTCGCGCAGAGATTCCTGATCGCCCATTGGTACGAAAACCCGAACGCGCAAGGGAAAGTGGAAAAGATCCCCTACCATCTCGACAGTTTGTTCTTGCAGATCACCTACGCAGAAGCAGCATCCGTACCGGCGCCGATCGTCATTGATACGGGTGAATTCTAAGGAGGTGGAACATGAGCTACGCATTCGCACAGCTTAGAGGAAATAAAGCAAATTTAAACAACCTCGTGCCGGGAGAAACGATCTTCGAAGGACAAATCGTGCTGACAAAAGACGAGAAAAGCATCTACGGACTTTTGAACAACGAACTGGTCAAACTCGGGGAAGTGTTCATCGGAACAAGCGAACCAGAAGGCGCAGAACGGGGAAAAATATTCATCGATGAAGCGAATGAAACCATCAAGCGATACGAAGCAGCGAGTGATACGTACATCGATCTGTTAAAACCGCTCAGAGACAAAGATCAGGACCACGAACTGCGAATCACGACACTTGAGAATGCACCGGCGCAAGCAGGAACGACAGTCGAGACAAGCGCAACAAACGGAAACATCACCGTGAATGGAATCGAATTAGTTGTCTATCGTCACCCGGCAACACACACGATCCAGGAAATAGACGGGTTAGATACAGCGCTCGCGGCGAAAGCAGACAAAAGTGTGACTGATGACCACGAAACACGGATCACAGATCTGGAGAACGCACCAGCCGTCACACCGGGAGACAAAGTAACAGATTCACAAACAAACGGGAACATTCAAGTGAATGGATCAGAGGTTCAAGTGTTCGACGACACAGCAATCCAAAATGCGTTATCAGGAAAACAGCCGGCGGGAGATTATGCTACCCATACCGAACTCACAGACGGACTCGCGACAAAAGAGGACACAATCGGCGCCAAAGGCTCTGCCTTTAATCGCGACTTCTCAGGGAATGGTGTCAGCAACACAGTCAGCCGCAGCGATCACAACCATGATAGCAGCTATGGATCCAAGCAAAACGAGCACACACACAGCAATAAGGCAGATATCGACAGGCTCGGTGTCAGCACCAATAATAAGCTCACGATCGACGGAGTGGAACAAACAACGTCAGGATCAGGAGGCGGAACAATCAACGCATCGCCATACTTTGTCGGCGCTGGTTCTTGCTACGCTTATAACGCGAGTGCTTCGAAATTGAATGTTGGTTCAAACGCGAAATTCACCGTCGAAATGTGGATCAAGCCGGTTCCGGGACAATCACAGAAATATCTGATGAACAAAAACTACTCAGCCTCTCAATTAGCGATTATTTATAACTATTCAGGATCTCCAGGTGTTGAAATAGTCGCACAAGTCGATTTACGGACAGGAAGTTTCATGGCAATCACGGAAGGCGTTTGGAGTCATATCGCGTATGTTTATGACGGAAATATCCTAAGAGGATATGTGAACGGAGTGAAACAGATCGAACTGACAAAAGGATTGTCAATGAGTTTGACTTTGACAAATATCGTATACGGGGCAGCGAACACGAGCGGATCGAACGTTTTTCAAGGCGCGATGAATGAAATCAGATTCTGGACGGAAGCAAGAGCGGAAGTTGATATTTTAGCAAACTGGAATAAGGTGTTAGTTAACCCAACAAGTTATCCGAACTTAAAAGAATATTATCCAAATACAACGTTCAAATTCGGGGCTTCATTGATTGATTCATCAACGGGAACGCTTGAAAATTTATCGTTAACAGGGACAGCCTGGACGATGGACTATCCGCCGATCACGTAAGGGGTGAAGAAGTGAATATCGGGAAGTTGAAACATAGAATCACATTCATAAGCAAGCAGACAGTCAAGTCCCCTAACGGATTCAAAGAAAACACATGGATCGAAGAAAAGAAAACATGGTCAAACATTAAGAAATCGAAGAGATCGAAGAGAATCGAAAACGATCGTGAAATCGAAGAAGTGACCATTGAATTCGAGATCCGGTACCAAACGGTAGATGAAAACCACCGAATCCGCTACGGAGGAAAAGACTATGAAATCACAGACATCCTAGATGAAAACTTCGAAAAAAGATACCTGACGATCACGGCAAAAGAGGTGAAGTGATGGCACAGAACCGATATCGAAGCGTCGAGGTCTCAGGAGAAGAAGACATCACAAGACGACTCCAGAGAATGAACTTGACACAAGCGCAAGTCAAAAAAGTGTTATACCCGGCAGGACGCTATCTCCAACTTAAAATAAAGAATGCGGCAAAAGGAATCGATGACCACAAGCGGACAACCGAAGACTTAAAATACAGGCGCGGATACGAAAACATCTGGCTGGAATGGGACGAGCGAAACAAGACGACCTACATCACAACAGGCGACGCGTATTGGCTTTATTTTAAGGAACGGAGCGGATCGAAGGGTGTAACCCAGAAAAAGAAATACAGGCTGAATAAACAGGCATCCAGAAAGAATAGAGGCTTTAGAAAAGAACCTTTCATGGAGCCGGTATACAGAGCGAACAAAGCAGCGATCGAAAGACTCATCGCGATCCAGCTGAAAAAGGAGCTCGGCTTATGATTCATGCAGAGATCAGAGTAGCACTCGAAGCACTCGGCTACCCCGTAGAATTTGGATGGTATGAGGGAGAAGATCCAACTTACATCACATACATCCAATACGACGAGGCACCAAGGCTGAACGCAAACAACCAAGAGATCGCTACCACTTTCTATTACCAAATTAATGTGTTTTCAATGAGCGACTACACAGAGCTCGTGAAAAATATAAAGATTGCAATGCGCGATCTTGATGGAGACCGAATCGATGAAAACGAATCGGTTTACCCGGACAACTGGTACCACCGAAGCATTCGCTTCAAATTTACTAAATACACAGGAGGCTACTAATCATGGCAGGTTACACTATCGGAATTGAGGATTTATACTTCGCACCAGTAACAACAGACACAAAGGCAACAATCGCGTACGGAACACCCGTCGAAATCGCAAAAGCGGTATCAGCAACGGTATCTCCGAAAACAGCAACCGCATCCTTCTACGCAAATAACAAGGAAGTTGCAACCGTAAACGAAGTAACAGGAATCGAGTTAAAACTAAGCGTGGACGATTTGAACGCAGCAGCACTCGAAACCGTCCTAGGAATCCAAAAGAATGCAGATGGAGTCATCGTTTTTGATGATTCAGCAATCGCCCCATACGGCGCTCTGTTATTTAAGTCAAAATTGCATAATGGCGGATACCGCTACGTCGCTCTTTTAAAGGGTACCTTCCAGTTACCTGAGGACAGCTTCCAGACAAAAGGCGAAGGCGTCGAATTCTCCGCAAAAGAAATCACTGGCAACTTCGTTCTAAGAGAGCATGACGGAGCATACCGCTATCAAGTGGACTCAAACGACACAGGTGTATCTCAAACCGTTATTGATGGTTGGTTCACTTCCGTCTACGCACCGCCAGCAGTCTAACTAAGAAGAGGAGCGATCCTCTTCTTTCTTTATAAACTAAAACATTCGGAGGCATCATCATGAAAATTGTGTTAAACGAAAAAACGTATATCTGTCCGCCAGCGAAGGCGAAGCATTTTAGAAAAGCATTAGTGATCACTAAACAGCACGACTTAGAAAATATCACACCGGAAACCCTCGATGAACTGGTCGGATTCGTATGCGACTGCTTCGGAAACCAGTTTTCTATCGATGACATATACGAAGAATTAGAATCAGAAGCCCTCATCCCGCTCGTTTCTGAAACCATCCAACACGTAGTAGGCGGAGGAGACGATAAAAAAAAATAACCAGCAACCGAGATCCATATGATCTCATCAAGGAGATGTATTATAACCTCATGCAACAGGGCTGGACATTTAATGAAATCGACGAAATTAATGACATTCATTTCTACTTCGAAGTGATGAGCCGAGAAGAAGAAAAACCAGAAGCACAATACATCGACCAAATACCATGGTAACCAGGAGGTGAGAAAATGGAAGAATTAGCCCAACTAAGGATCGGGATACGAATCGACGGATCCGACATGGAAAGAAGCCTAAAGGCAATAAAAAAGGATTTGAAACTTGCAACGGATGCATTCAAAGCCTCATCCCAAGGACCGGACCGGTTCGCTTCCCGATTGGAATATTTACAAAACCAGATGCAAGGGTTAGAAGGCGTCCTCAACAACCAGAAGGAATATGCGAAGCGTCTACAACTTGAGTACAACAGATTGACTCAAACCATGGATCAAAATTCTAATAAGGTGAGAGAGCTGAAAACGGAATACCAGCG